AAGTACCTCTGCGTGTACTGAATCAGGAAAAAAGACGGAAGGCAAATTCGGACATATCAAATCAAGGTTTGATAAATTCGAATTTGAAGTTCTTCCTCCCTTTGGTCCGGACAACCCGGGAGGTCAGATTGGAAATCAGACCTTCCGGGAGGCCCGGGAAATGATTAAAACGGGTGATCCCGACATTTGGAAAACAAATGTCGCGGCCATCCGCGAAAATGGAAAATGTAGGGTTGTGACTGCCGGATCCTTTTATAAGGATGCGTTTTTACAGCCTTTCTCCCATATGACAATTGAGGCACTCAAATCCGATCCTTTGCTAAAGGACGGATTCAAGGCCTCAAGACTTGGTTATAAGTTCCTTTCCGGGATCGATCATCGCGATCCCGTGAAAGGACTTATATTATTCGAAGATCAGGTCCGTGTGCTCTCGTTCGATTGGACGAAAGCAACGGACCGACCATCACACAAATCAGCTCACGCTACAATGGGCGCATTATTGCGCGCAATGAAGTGTCCTGAAGACGTTTTGAAAGACGTTTTCGCAATATGGCCTGGAAATAAGGACATATTCGTAAACGGAAAATTTAAATGTCGTCTTGAAAACGGGGTTCCCATGGGGGACCCCCTTACCAAGACTAACTTGTCTCTCGCACATCCTATATCTGCAAGATATGCAGATTTACGATGTGGAGAGAAAATAACAAGAATAGGTACGGGGAACGGAGACGATGGCGTTGAAATCGTCTGCGGCCCCCGTGCCGATGAATGGATGTCGTACTTCCTGTTTGCTGCAAAGCAAATAGGGTACGATCTATCAGAAGATGATACCTTCATAACAAGTGATTGGTTCACTTATTGTGAAGAGACCATGAGAATACCGATCGATCGCTTCAACACTACTGGCAATGCCAGTAGGTTGAAGGATCACAGATTTTCCCCGTATATCGATGTACCAAAATTTCGTTTGGTCATCGATACACGGAAAGATAGACGTGATTTCAGTTCTGATCCAAAAGGGAAATATACCCTCCTGGGAAAGGACATGGAATATGTACGAAAAGAAGGACACAGAGAATTGAGTCATCTATTCTCCGTGGCTTCTGCATGTCAAGATGTGTGCTTAGGACTCAGGTACCAAAAGGTACCTGTGTACTTGCCACATCAAATATACGGGATAGGTAAATGCCCACCACTTTGGAATCCAAAGTCGTGGGCAAATGCTATTTGGTCGCAACGCCCTCATCAGCGTGACATATGTTTCACGGCGATGAGGGAGTTACTTGGAAAACAAGCGCCTCTCATAACAAAACTCAAAGG